CCGCGCCGGTTCGCTAACGGCGATTAGGAGATCGCAGGCGCCCAGCGCACGGCCTGGATGACCGCGACCGATTGATCGTGGCGCATCTGGAAGTCGTGCTCGGCGATGGCCCGGATGATCGACTGGTCGCTCTGGAAGGCGGATCGGGTCGAGCCGCCGGCGTCGACATAGGTGCCTTCGCGAGAGACGGCGAGTTCCAGGCTCATGGAGTCGAGGATCATCACCTCGCTCATTTCCACCAGGAAGACGAACGAGCAGTCGGTATGGGCGCCAGTGGCGTCGTAGTAGTTCGTGCCGATCTGGGTGGACTTCTTGACCGGGTAGCCCAGAAGTTTCCCTTCCTTCAGTTCGTCCCGGTAAACATAGACGCCGAGAGAATTCTGCACGTTGTTGAGATAGTTGAAGCTGCGCGGGTTCATGAACCACACACGGCGCACGTCCGGCACGTTGGCGGTGTCCAGCCTGTTCACCGCGCCGGCCAGTTCCTGCGCCACCGTGGCCAGGGTGTAGGTCTCGTTGGACGTGATGAAGTTGCCGCCCGTGGAATTGGCCGGGTCGTTTCCGTTTACCGCGAGGGTCGAGACTGCAGATGTCAACCAGGAGCCCACGGTCCCGCCATTGCGCTGCACCCAGCGGTTGGCAAAGAAGAGGAAGCCGAAGGGCGAGTCGTTTGCGCCCATGCTGAACATGAAGTTCAAGTCCTGGGCCAAGGCCAGGACCTGCACCAGGTCGTCACGCACGAAGGCGTCCGTGGCCGGGTCGGAATAGCGCATCATGTCATTGGAGACAGGGACGAGGCCGGTCAGCTTCTTGAAGCTCGCGACGATCTGGTCGAGACCCGGCTGAGACGATCCGATGGCGGACAATTCATTGCCATAGCCCGCGGTGGCCGCCGAGTTTTGACCCGGCAGCGTCATGGTGCCGCGCGGCATGGGAATAACGCGGGGCTCTGATGCGCGGATGACCGCCAGAGGACGCAGCAATTCGATGATCTCGTTCATGTAGTCCGGGGGCACCATGAAGCCGCCGGAAGCGCCGACTGAGGTGATCAGCGCCCGGGTGGAGACGTCGCGCCGAGGCTCAAAAGCGCGAGTGATGACGTGGCGCTCGCCAAAACGATCAACCGCCAGAGACCGCGCATGTTGAAGACTGCCGCCGGCGGCATTGAACAGCTTCAGCGCCGCAATCGTGCGCAAGCCCTTGCTGGTGCCAAGGCCCTGAGCCTTGGCGACCTCGTCGTTCGTGTAGGCGTCGCGTTCCACCACGGTCACGCCTTCCTGGCCTTCCACGGGCTGGGCCGTCGAGGCGCTGAGGGCCTGGGCGTCCCTCGCGCGTTGGATCTGGCCGTCGAGATCCTCGACGTCCTTCTTCTTGGCGGCATAGTCTCGCTGCTCATCGGCAGTGAGGGACGGCTTGTCGGCGAGCGCCTTGAACACATCAAAGGCGGCCGCGCGCTTCTTGATCAGCTCGTTGAGCATGAGCGGGGCTCCATCTGGGGAATGGCGCGCGGGAATGCGGGCCGGGAAGCCTTGCCCAAGGGCCTGGTGGGGCGTTCGTTCAGGGCCTGGTGTTCAGGCCCTGGGGCGAATGGGGTGAGGGGAACAGGACTCCCGGCGGTCACGGGAGCCCTGCCGGCCCGGTGCGGCTGTCGCCGCAGGCCTTGCATGGCGGGACGTGTGCTGAGCACCTGATCGAACAACCGGGCGATCCGCTCCCGGCGTCGGCTGGAGGCCTTGCGAGCCGTGCCAGGCGTCCCTCTCGGGGTATGGCGTTCTAGTGGGCGCCGAGGAACGCCAGGAGGTCGGCTTGGCGCTTGCGATAGTCAGCGCTGAGTGACCGGCCGTTTTCCGCGCCACCGCTGTCGCCGTCGCCGGCGGCGGTCTGGACGTCCGTGGTGGCCTCGTCTTCGTCGGCGACGCCGGCACGGTCCATCATGTCGTCGATCACGCCCATGCCCTCGCGATGCTTCTTGATCGCGGCGCGGTGCATCTCGATGGCGTCTTCGTGGAAGGCCTGGGCGTCGCGCAGACTGCGCACGGTCTCGGCCGAGAGGGCTTTGCCGGCGCGCAGCTTCACATGGGCCCGGGCGCGGCGGAAGGCGCGAAGCCGAGGCCCGCGCGCGGCGCGGATGTGGGCCCGTTCTTCCACGGCGAGCGCGTCGTCGTCTTCGTCGTCCACCAGCTCGACGTCGTGGCCGGCCAGAGCCTCGGCGATCTCTTCCTGCGACATGGCCAGTAGGGCTTCGCCCATATCGTGATAGATGGCGGCGAGCATGGCCGGGACCTTGCTGTCATCGTCCTCGATGCCGGCCTCATATTTGGCCATGTCGAGCTGCCAGCCGAGCTCCTCGAACAGCCAGCAGAGTTCGGCCACCTGGTAGAGGCCACGCTTGAGTTTCAGCTTGCCGTGACGAACGCCGTTCGCGCGGGTCTTGGGGCGGCGACGGCTGCGGTTCTCGTCGCCAATCCCGGCCTCGGCGCGATAATGGTCGAGAATCTCGCCGGCGTCCTTCTTCAGGTCGTCGGGAATATCGGTCTGGGGTAGCCGCGAGGCCGCGGCGCGGATGGCGCCCTTGGGCACCGTCAGCTTGCCGTCGACCACGTGGGCGATGGGCAGCTTGTAGGAGTCACGGTCCTTCGGTTCGGCCGCGTCATAGACCAGGAACGCCTGGCGCGCCTTGGCGGCGTCAAACTCATCGCCACCCGCCCAAGCGAACACCGACTCGGCGGCCGCGCCGCCATCCCAGTCGTCGCTGTCTTCGATGGGCAGGCCCTTGGCCGCGCCGAGTTTCCAATCTGCCACGTGTTGCTCTCCGTTGTTGGACCGGGCCGCCACCACGGCGCCGACATCGGCCGGGACGCTGACGAACGACAGCTCGAGCAGCTCCCAGCGGGTGATGCGCTGGCCGCCGCGGGGTTTCTTCGGATCCAGGGGTTCGGACTCGAGGGGATCAAAGCCGATCGACACGGCGCGGATAACGCCGGCCTTAACCAGCCCGCAGATCTCGTCCGCCTTGGCCGAGATACCCGGCGGGGCGAAGACCGCCCGGGCGGTGATGTTGTCGGACGCGACCACGATGTTCTCGGCATTGCCAACGGGCTTTTCCGGGTCGTGGCTCCAAAGCGCGATGGGATTGGCCAGATAGTTCCGCAGCTCGCACCCCTGGGGCACGAGGATATGCCCATCCCGCGCCAGGGCGGCCGTCGACATCACCACCTCGACCTCACGGTCGCCGAGCGCGTTGATCTGGGCCTGGACGAGTTTGCGTAGGGTGGTCATTCAGCGACCCTCAAATATTAGGGCGAGCGGGCCCAGGCACAGCCAGATGTCGCCGTCCACGGGCCCGGCGGCGACGCCCGGCGCGATCTCGGGCTGACGCCAGCCAAGCCGCCACTCGGCGACGTTCCATGACCAGGCGATGCCGACGAGATCCATGTGGCCGCTCAGTCTAGTGGCAGTCGGTTGGATCGGGCGGCAACGAGCGCCATGATCTCAGAGCTATAATCGACAGGGACGAGAAACGACCCCGTCGCCCACGCCCCCTGATTCACAATCGCTGCGGCGGTTAAGTTGGCCGCCGCATCGGCGCTCACCAGCGTTTTGCCCAAAGCAGCTGGCGCCGCGGCTGCGGCCGCGCCAAGCCCGATCAATCCAAGGAATCCTCGACGGTGCATGAGCGTCCTCAGTTCTGCGGCGCCATGTCGACGGCCATCTGATCGGTAGCCGACGTTCCGCCAGTACCAGCCCCACCGTCGCCGACCGTGCCGCCGGGCGGACGGCCCGCGCCATCGGGCGCAGCACCAGTCTGGTCGGAACCCTCGGCGGCCATGTTGACCGGCATCATCAGGCGATCGCCGCCGGGCAACGGCGGCAAGCCGTCGGCGCGGCGCTCTTCGTTCTGGGTCGTCTTGCCGCTGAGGATATTGATGCGCGAAACATTGGCCCGGGTGGCGACGTCGGCGCGGAGCAGCTGGGTCAGATCGCGCTTGACCTTCAGATCCTCGACGTCGAGGCCGAAGGTCCAGGCGAACCGCTCTTCGAAATTGACGGCACGATGGCTGATGGCCGAATTGACGTAGTCCTGATCCTGGGCGCCCAGGTTCATAGTCGAGCCGCGGCTGTCGGCGCCGATGCCAATCTTGTGCGGCGGAACGCCAAAGAACCGGCAAACGTCCTCGGGCTGCATCTTGCGCTGGGCGATGAACTCTAGGTCCACCGAAGTCAGCTGCATCTCCTTGGCGCAAATACCTTCCTCGAGGACCACAGTCTTGCCGGTGTTCTGATAGCCGGCGTGGAGATCGTCGAACTGCGTCTTGAGGCGTTTGGCGGCGGCCTCGCTGAGGGTCTTGGGCGACTCGAGCAGCATGGCCGGCCGCGCGCCATTGCCCACGAAGCGCGAGGCCTGTTGGCTCAGCGCCATGTCGAGGCCGATGGAGTCGCGGGCCAGGCCGATATTCGACACGCCCACCAGCGAATTAAAGGTGATGTCCCGCAGGTGAAAGATGTCTTCCGCCGGGATGGCCACCGGGAAGTCGGCCAGCATGGCGATCTGCCATAGGCCGATGCGGTTGACGTTGTAGAAGATCGACCCGTCGCTGGCCTCAAGCACCATGACCGCGTCGGGATTGATGGGGATCAGCTCGATCGGCTCGCCACGCGCGTTCCGGCGGATGGCGGCGTATGCGTTCCCGCGCAGGACGTAGCCGGTCCACATCTGGCGGTCGAATTCGAACCAAGTCTGTTGGCGGTTCGGGCGCTTGAACAGAGCCATCAGCGGGTGATCGGGATCGCGCTGCTCACTGCCGTCCGCGGCGATTCCGTAAATGTAGGGCGAGCAGCGGGCGAGGTCCGTGGCCAGCCGGTTGACGCAGCCATAAACCGCCGAGACCGTCATGGCCGTGGCCTGACTGATCAGAGCGCCCGAGGCCGCCTGGACCGAGCCGAGCGGCGGGATCATGCCATAGCTGGGCGTGCCCGCGCTGGCGCGTTGCGCCGGGGCGGCCATCCGACTGAACAGGCCCATCAGCCGTGGGCCCGTCGCGCCAGCAGCCACGCGCCGGCCATCAGGAACGCGCCGGCGACGATGAAGGCCGCGGGGGCATAGATCAGGGCGACTCCCGTCACGATTAGGACCGCGCCGGCGATCCCGGCAACATCCGTCATCAGCTCAGCCGCCCGGGCGGCGAACGGCGTTTGCGGGGACGGCCGCTGGGTCGAGTCGCTCATCGGGCCCTCTTTCGCTGCGGCCGACAGTCGCCGGGGAAGGAAGATTTCGCGGCGCAGCCGTCAGCGTCGGATCAGCAAATGCGGTTTGAGGCGCGTGGCTGGCCGCGAATGGGGGTGAGCGTCAGAGCACCAGGAGCCCGCGGTCCTCATAGACCGAGCGGCGCGCCTCGGGATTGGACGCCATGATCATCACGGCGTTGAACAGGGCCATGGCCGGGTCGATCTTCGCGTCGCCGGCATTCTGTTTGGTAGCGCGGATGGCCGTGGCCGTGGCTTCGATCTTCAGGTTCGCGACGCACCAGTCCATCAGGGCTTGGTCCGCGTGGCGCAGCGTGCCGTTGGCGAGTTTGCGCTCGGCGGTCTTGATCGCGTTCATCAGGGCGTAGCCCTGGGGGGCGCCGATCACATAGTCGCTGCCAGTGTCGCGGTTTTCCTGGACGACGCCGATGTCGGCCAGGGCGTCGACCAGCTCGCCGAGGCCGGCCGGGTCGACGGCCACGCAACAGAAGACGCCGGCGGCGCGGACGCGCTGAATGATGGCGAGGATCTGGGCGATGTCGGCCGGCAAAGCGCCGTCCATGGCCTCGTCGTCGAGCATCGTCAGCTCGCCGGCTTTTTCGAAATCCAGCAGCACGCTGGCGATGGACTTGCGGCGCTCGAGAACGATCCGGTGCGCCCAGGCGTGGCTCCAACTGAGCCACCGTTTGATGCGCTTCACGCCGCCGATCGGCTCCTGGATTTCCTCAGGGGCCAAGTGAGCTGGGATCGAGATGGCCTGGGATTCGCGGCCCAGGATCGTCATCCCGTAGAGGTCGTCGAGGCCGCCGCCGTCAAGGGCGACAATCACCACCTCGCATCTGTCGAGGATCGTCGTCAGCGTGATGCGCGGATCAGCGCGGCGTTTCCAGAATTCCGCGCCGGCCCAGCCATCCGACCGGGAATTCATCCCGGCTTCCACGTTCAGGTGCTTGGCGAGAAAGGACGTCCGGGCGTTGCCGCCCTCGCGGACGGCCTTGCCGAGCTCATCCTTGAGCCAGGTCACGTCGACCGAGCGGCCGAGGTTGGGGTTGGTGACGTAAAAGAACTCGGGGTCGAGGAAGGCCTGGGCCTTCAACATCGGCAGCGGGAATTCGAAAATCACTGGCAGGCTGCGCGGGTCGTCGACCTTGCCGTCGCGGACCGCCCGGAAATATTCCAGCTTGGCCTTGAACACCCCGGCCGGCGGCTCGTCGGACTGGGTCGTGAGGTAGATTACGAAGCCTTCCGGCCGCGCGACGAGGCCGCCGGTCGCTTCCCGGAGCATCGCGTCCGCTCGGGGGCGCTTGCCGAAAATCCACAGCTCATCGACCAGGACGAAGGCGGCCTTCTTGCCCGACACCACGTCGGAGTCGGCGGCCACAACCTTCAGCGCCGCATTGGTCTTGCGGTGACTGATTGTTCGGGTGTGCTCCTGGACGTGCAGCAGCGAGCGAAGGTCCGCATCCTCGGCGACCATGTCCTTGGCGGGCCCGAACGAATTGTTGGCGACCTCGATCGTGGGGGCCAGGATCAACAGCTCGGCGGAGTGGCGCCAGTTGCGGATCAGGGCGGTGATCATGATACCGGCGGCGATCGTCGACTTGGCGTTCTTCTTGCTGATCAGCAGGAAGAACTCGCGGATCAGGCGCCGCCCCTCGACCGCATCATAGGCGCCAAAGATTGCGGCCACGAACTCGAAGACGAAAGGCTCACAGGCCTCGCCGAAGGTCGGCTTTCCCGGCACGTCGACGATGCGCAGCGACTTGAAGACGTTGAGCGCGGCGGCGGCCTCATCAGCGAAGATGGGGGCCGGGATCAGCGACCGGCGCTCGACGATGCGTTCGCGCCAGTCAAGGCAGGCGGTGGAGTGCATCAGTTAACCAGGCGCGGCGCCGGCGGCGGCGCGAACTTGCCGCCCTCCAAAACCACGCGGTCCGCGGCGTCTTGTCGCTCTTCCTTCCGGCCCTTGCGAACGGCGTTCGTCTTCGGGTCCGCTCGTGTCTTCAGCGCCTGGTCGCTCCGCTGTTTGTCCAGCTCGACGCCCCAGGCCTTGATCGCCGCGACGCTTCCCCGGCGGGCCGCCGCCGCCAACAGCGCGAGCTGCTCGGCCTTCTGGCGACCGAGCCCCCGGTCCAACTCCGGACGAAAATATTTCCTCAAGGTGGGCGCGCTCAGTCCGAGCGCATCGGCGATCTCTTCTTGGGTCAGATCGCCCGCCGCCAGAACCTCAACCTTTTCATAAACTTCCGCCGCGAACTTCAGCTTCCGCCGGCCGCGCTTGTCCGGCAATTCCCGAAGCGGGTCACCCAGCAGATCGGTGGCGCCGGAATCTTCATCCATACGGAAAAAATCTGTGAATGCGAACCAATGCGGTTAGCGGCCGATTTAGAGGGGATCTCGAAACCCCCTTGGGGCTTCGAGAGGCACGGCGGCGGGGTGAGACCGCCGAGGCGTCACGCGAAGCGACGGTCGGCGCGGGCGCGCGCGGTCTTGCGGGAGTGATGCGCGCCACAAAGGCACCGGCCGTTGAGCGGGTCATACAGGGCACCGCCATCTCGGACCTCGATCTTGTGGTCGGCGAACATGCGGTGCAGAGGCCGCGCTTTGGTGCAGCGCTCCCCCAGGTCGACGGCTTCGCACTGGCCGCCGGCGTGGGCGATGACCTTTTCAGCCCACTCGCGATAGGCGGCGGATTGGGTGTGAGACGCGGCGACCTTGGGTCCCGGCGTGACGGCGCGTGTGTCGAACTTGGCGAGGGTGGGACCGGCGACGCGGAGCTTTGTGGCCATCCGCGAAATCCCCTAAATAGCATCCGCACTTGACCTCACGAGGGGGCCAAGTGCCGGGTGGGGTTTGCCGTGTCGGCGCGGCTTTCGAGTTGCGCCAGATCAGCCTTGGCGATTCGGGGTGATTCGCCGAGGAGCTGAATAAGGACCAGCACTCGATTCTTGTCAACGACCTCAAGAAACACCGCTTCGATATTGGCGAACGGTCCCTTTTTGACGCTGACGGCGTCGCCGGGCTTGAAGCGGCAGGGCGCAGCCTGTTCCGCCAGGCGCATCCGGACGAAGCCCTCAGCCTCACGCGCCTTGATGTCGCGGATGACCCGGTCGGCGATAGGCGTGGGCCGGCCGCCACAGCCGAGAACGCAGTTAACGCCCCGCGCCGAGAACACCGAAGTCCAGCCTGGCGCGCCGAGGCCCAGCCGCACGAACAGATGGTTCGGAAACAGAGGCCGACCGAACGTCTCGCCTTTGTGGTTGCTATGCAGGTAGACCGGCAGATAGACCTCGACCTTGTCCGCCTGGAGCGAATAGCGCGCCAGAGTCTCCTGGCGATTGACGGTCCGCACCACGAACCACTGAGGGGGGACTTCGGTCAGTGTGTCTTCGGTCAGGTTCATCGTTCAGGTCCCCTCTAAATTCACAAAAACACTCAGGCTTCAGCGGTCGATGATGTCGCCGCGCGCTCAGCGATGGTGACGGCGAGCCGTGTCCAGAGGCTGGGATGGCCGCGCAGGGCGTCTCGCGCGACGCCGGTGCGAGGCGTGATCACGCGTCGACCGTCGTGCCACGCGGCGGGATCGAGATACGAAACGGCGAAGCCTTCCCCGCAGCTCGCCACGACCGCCGCGCGGACGTCGGGCGGTCCGGCCCAAGTGACGGCGCTGGCGGACGCCGAAGAGCTGGCGTCGCTCTGCCACGGCAGCCACCCTTCCTCGTCGAGCCACCGGCGAAGAGACTTGCCCCGTCCCCGCTTCACCCCCGGTGAGCGGTCGAGATAAGCCAGCGCCGCCAGCGCCAAGTCCGCCGCCGCGACCTTGCCGAGCGCCTCCCGCCAAGCCTTGAGGTCTGCAGGCCGCGCGACCCCGTCGGGAACCGTCCTCGCCCAGGCCTTCCAAACCTCTTCGAAATCCGCTTCGCCCGCGCTCTTAGAGTGGGGGTTAATTGGGGGTTCAGCTATATAGGGGGGGTGTGGGGGGGATTGTCGTTTTTGTCGGGTAAAGAGCGCCAAATTGTCGGGTAAAGCACGACCCTTTTGACCCGTCATTTTGTCGGGTAAAGCAGACGCCGTCCGCTCGAGCCTTTGCCGGTGAATCGTATAGATGAACTTGCCTTTGCCCTCCTGGCGAACGCCGCGAGCGGCCCGGCTGATCCATCTCTCTTCGATGAGCCAGAGAAGGTGGCGCTCGACGGCCCGTTCGGTCAGCCGCGTGCGCGCGGCGATGAGCGAGACGGCCGGATAGCAGGTCCAATCCTCGCCATCATGCTCACCGGCATGATCGGCCAGCACCAACAGCACCGCGAGCGCCCCAGGGCTGTCGACGTCCATATTGCGCCACGCCCAGCGCATAGCCTCGATACTCACGCAGCGCCCCTATGCTCCCGGCTGGCCAAGTCTGATCTTTTGTCGATGTCGAAGCTCACCGGATGGCCACCAGTCGCACCACGACCAGGCGCGCCAGCAGCCATCGCCCGAACCACGCCACTGGCGGGGGGCCGACGCTCAGCGACATGGCGAAGAACTTCAGCCAGTCCGGGCCGCTGATCCGGTGCTCGAGGCGATATTTCAGGGCGTCAGCCATTCAGCCTCCAAGGGTGTCACCGCCGCCGGCGCGAACTTTTCCAGATCGGACGGGCGGCTGAGGCGCGCCCGCGCGCCGGGTAGAATGGGCATCAGCCGCGCGCCGCCTTCGGGTGGCCCGCGCTTGAGCCAAATGAACCAGGCATAGGCGGTCGCCGAGCTCGCCCCGGGATCCCAGCGGCCCTTGACCATGGGCACGCGCTCGCTGAACGGCGCACAGACCGCGAGGGGACAATCCTGCCAGAGCAGCTTCGCCCTGCCCGCGCCCTCCAGGAACGCCAGACGACAGAGCATCGCCACGCCGACCCGGGCGCGCGGCCAGGCGGCGCGGACGAAGGCGGCTGCCGTCACAAAGGGCGGATTGGTGACGATCCAGTCGACCACAGGCGCGTCGGTTTGGTCGAACCGCTCATCGAGAAAGTCGACGCGCCACATCGGATCGCCGCCATGATCGGCAATGTCCGAGGCGGTCACCTGCTCGAAATAGTCGCGGAGCCCATGCACCATGTGACCGCCGCCTGCCGCCGGCTCCCAGCAGGTGCGGGCGCCGACCGGATCAAGCGCGGCGATCAGCTCACCGCCGGCGCGAGCCGCCCAGGGCGGCGTCGGGAAATAATCGAGATCATCGATGCCGCTCTGTCGGTCGGCCATGACGGCCAGAAAGCCACTGGCGCGGTCGCTCACAGGAACCCCCCTTCGCCTTCGAGCTTTGCCCGTCCCGCCCTGGTGAGCGTCCAGCACCGCGGCGAGCCGCCATCGTGGCGGGCCCAGCCATTCAGACGCGCACGGTTCAAGACGGCGCACACCTTCCGTGTCGGCAGGGGAGTCGTCCGGGCAATCTGCGCGGCCGTATTATTGGCGACCCGCGCCAGGATCGGCAGCAACAGCTTCGGACGCCGCCCGGCGTGAGCGGCGCCAAAAGGGAGCGCCGCGCACGGGTCAAATTCCTGGCCGTAAGCCTTCCGCAGGCTCAACTCGTTGCGGCCAACCTGGCGCGCGATGTGGGCCCAGGGCACACGCCGCGCCCGCAGCCTCGCCACTATTTGGGCCTCGCCGTCCTCGAGGGCTACGGCCGGGCGAAAGAGGGTGTGGTTGGCCGTCTCACTCATACCGGCTCCACGCTGGCCGCGATCTTGGCGCGCCCGGAGGAGGTCAGGGCCCAGCGTCGCGGCGACTTGAAATTGTGTTCCACCCACCCGTTGAGGCGCGCCCGGTTCAAAGCCGCGCAGACCTCCGAGGTTGTGAACCCCAGCTTCGTCGCGATCTGCTCGGCGGTGCTGTTGTCCGCCAGCGTCAAAACCGGAATCAGGAACTGACGTCGCGCGGCCGTCTTTGACGCGGTAGCCGGAGCTGACGCCCGACGCGGCACGAGGCTCTTGTCGAACCCCTCTTCATAGGTCGACCTCAGGCTCAGTTCATTGCGCCCGAGCTGGCGGGCGATGTGGGGCCACGGGACTTTTCGGGCGCGCAGCGCGAACACCGTGCGCGCCTCGCCGCCCCCTTCGGTCCAGTCGATCGCGGGCGGCGCAGGCTTGGCGATGATCGGCGGCGCGGGATCATCGACCGCGACCGGCACAACCTCGACACGCCGAACCCTGGCCGCAGCCGCCGGGGACACCCGCCCGAGCGCCCGCAGCTTCCGCGTGATGAGGCCCGCCGACGACGCGCCCAACTGGGCGGCGATCGCCGTAGGACTCAGCCCCTTGCCATCCAAAGTCTCCAGCTTGGAGACCTTGGCAGGCGACCAAACGAACGCCTCCGCCCTCATGCGGCCCCTCCCCTCGGCTTAAATCAGTGAGCGATTTCGCCGAACACGGCCGGAAGCGACGTGCGGTGCGCCGCGTCCATGACGATCTGCTTGAAGACCGCCTGGCGGACATGCTCCGCACGGTGAAGGACGATCCCGAGGTTCAGGGCGCCGTCGTCCAGTCGCCAGCGCAGGAAGGCGTAAAGCTCGGTTGTCTCGCCGCCGAAATAGACGGGGATCTTCAGCAGGAACTTGGTGGGGACCTCGACACCGCCAGAGGTACGGGCCTCGGTCTCGTCCGTGAACTCAAAGTTTTCATTGTCCGTCGCGGTCCGGACGGCCTTCTTGAAGTTGACCTTGCGGATCGCGTGAAGGTCGCGGCACGCCTCGAGAAGGTCGGCGCCGGAAGGCGCGGCGACATCGGCCGCGTTCTCCTCCAGGAAGCGGGCGAACTCGAGCTGGCCGACGAGCTTGCCGCTGGCGTGAGCCCAGGTCTTGAACTCCACCGAATGAGGAAGGGTCAGTTTGGCGGTGTGGCTGACGTGCGCGGGACTATCCGGCGCGTGATAGTCAATCGCCGCCACGAGGCTGTTGGTGTCGATATCGGCAAAGAGAACGGTGTTGTCGGTTTTGAAGCGGTTCGCATATTCGACCAGCGAGTCGACGGTCTGAAGGGTGACCGCCTGGGCGATGTGATCGGGGAGATAGACGGGCGCCGCGTTCGGTTCGCTGACATCCTGCATGGACGTGTCGGACGGACGGATCAGGAATTCCCGCCCGTCCTCGGTCTTCAGGATGATCGGCTGACGGTGCTTCACCGCCAGGTCCGCGATGGCTTGGGCTTCGGTAGACATGTCGAGGGCCTTTCAGTGTGGCAGGGTTCAGGCGGTGAGGATTTCGCCGGTCTTCGGGTCGACGGTTTCCCCGGCGTCGGAGAACATCCGCACGTTGGTCGGATCGTCTCGCAGCAGGTCGCCATCGAGGTTCGCGAAGAACAGGGCGTCCGGCAGATCGGCTTGTGGACGCTTCGACTTGATCTCGGCCGACACCGTTAGGGCGTTGTCGTTTTTCCGAGGCTTGACCTTGATCTTCAGGGTCAGCTCGCCGGGCTTGTCTGTGTCGAGACAGGCGCGCACTAAGGCAGCCAACTCCTCGCTGGCGGCGTCCACGACCCGTGCCTTTCGGATGTCCCGCAGGATGTCGGTAATCAGTCGCATCTCAGTCGTCCCTCTCTCCCAAAACGCGCCGGCCAATTTCGGCGTCGGCGCGGCGTTGCTGGTCCAGCATCCCCTCGAGGCAGGCCGTCGAGGCGCTTAGGGCCGGCCCATAGGCGGCGCGCAGCTCAGGCAGACCGGCGACACAGAAGGCGCGGGCTTGGGTGAGGAAGGCCTCGGCCATCAAGCGCGCGCTATCGCCGCGAATGGGAAATTCGGCCGCTCGCGTGCGGCGCGCCAGATTCAGGAATTGCAACAGCGCCTCACCGGGCCGCCGTTCAGGCAAGTCGCCGCGCGAGAGCCGTCGGGCCTGATCCAGAAGGTCGAGCCAGCCGCGCCGGGACGATACGGGTGAGGCCGTCGAACGCGGGGCTCTGGAAAAGGAACGCGCCCCCCGGCTCATGGGCGCCGCCGCAGGATGCTGAGGAACAGCCACGCGGTCCAGACCCAGAACCCAAGGATCCACGCGACGCCCAGGCCGATGCCGATCCGGGCGATCACGTCCACCGGATTAAGCGCCGCCCCCATCATGCCGGATCGCCGGATCTGGGCGGTGGGACCATTTCGCGGCCGGGGACGAGACGGGCCAGCAACAGCCCGCGATATACCGGGCTGCACAGGCGAGCCGGGTTGCTCATGCCGCGCGGACTTCTGGCGGATACCAAGCGCCAACGGTGATCTCGCCGGCCGTGCGCTCGGCGATGAGCGCGATTGTCGCCAGACGTGGCACGCGGCGGTCTGGATGACCGAATGGCAGCAAGTATCGCCGAAGACTGTTCTCCGCGACGCCTAGACGGCTGGCCTCGTCCCTCAAGGTGATACCTCGCGTGAAGAGCCACGCCGCAAAGGCCGGGCGTTCCACGACTGGGGGCGTCGTATCTGTGGAATCCGGAGGCGTAGGGACTTGAGAAACCGCCAAACTGGACCGTTCTTGAATCATGGCAAGCACAACACAACCGATTCGGCTGCATACACAACCATTTTTTGTGGTATTTGCGCTCCATGCTGGGTGTGGCACCGGTGAGCGATGGGTGGCGAAAGTGGCGCATGACGCCGCCATCCGACGACGAAATGACGACCGCCCGGGTCGGGCGCGCCCTGGCGCGGTTGCGCCGGCGTGCCAGCCTTACCCAGGCCGCTGCCGCCGAACGCATGAGCATGACGCCCCAGGCTTGGCAGCGATACGAACGCGGCGAGAGGCAGCTTCTGCTGCGCAGCGACATGCAGGCACGGGTGGCGCGGGCGGTGAACGCCACGCGCGACGAGTTGCTCACCGAGGCGAGGCGCGGCGTGGACGACGATGCACAGCCGCCTGACGAAGCGCCTGCGCCCGCTCCGTATTGGGCGGCGGATCTCCAGGTGATCGGCCGCGTGCGAGCTGGCGCGCCAGGGGATCAGGTCTACGACGAAGGCGCCATCTCGCGCACGGTCAGCATTCCCCAGCTCATCGGCAAAAACTGCGGCGTGTTAGAACTGGCCGGTGAGAGCATGCTCCCGTGGGGTGAGCCGGGCGAAATCATTATCTATGACCGGGACCGCTATCCGCGCCGGGGCTATGGCTGCGTGATCGAGACGGCGAGCGGCGAGTATTATGTCAAGTTCTACAACCGTACGTCCGACGGCATGCTCTATGTCGATCAGCTGCAGCCCGCTCAGAGCCTGGAGTTCCCCCTCTCCGCGATCCGTGGCGTCTACGCAGTGAGGCTAAGGGGCGACTAGGCGCCGAAGACGATCTGCTCGAACTCGGCGCGGTCGATCAGGCGTACACCATAGGCGGCCGCGCGCCCGCGCTGGACGTTCGTCGCCCCGGCCCCACAACAGAGGTAGCTCAGCTTCTTTGTCCCGCGGCCGTCCGTGCGGACGATGAACCCGACGTGGTCGGCGATCGCCTCAAGCGGAGCCTGCTCGTCAGCCGGAAAGCCGACGAAACGGATGTAGCCATGCTGCGGGTTATAGACGCGAGCCGTCGGCGGCGCGACGCGCTGGATCCAGGCGCTCCCCGCCCCCCATGCGGTCACGCGGTCGAGCCTGAAGGCGCGCTCCTCCCTCCATGCGAGGTCGAAGCACCGCAGGTACGCGCCATCGATCATCGCGCGATTCACGCGCCGGGTGGAAAGGGCGCCCTTTCGGTCCTGGTACTGGAAATGAATGACCTGCTGTGGCGACGACGGCGCGGCCACCGGGCGGGACAGCGCGCCCGCGCCGCGATCGCGTGACAGATTGAGCAACACGACCGCCAGGAGGAAAACGACAAAGAGAATCCCTACGAATACGCCCATCCGCTTCCTCGTCGCCGCGATCGCACTTCACGCTAGGTCGTCGATTTCCCCCTGAAAACGGCCGGATCGGCTGCGCTGGCGGAGCCGCATGCAACCGTTTCGGTTGTTTTTTGATTGACAGAGAAACCCGATTCGGTTGCCTTTATCCCCACCCCGCGCCGAACCGCGTTCGCCAATCCCGACGAACGCCCCGGCGGACGGACGTGTTGAGACCCCAAATTCCGGGGTTTGGCGCGGGGACATGGGACGCCGCCCTTGGACACCCCTGCCCCCCTGGCCCTGTTTCGGGCCGACCCCGTCGGCGTCGAGCCGGCCGCTGATCTGACCGCCCTGGCGGCGCGGATCCACGCCCTGCGCGGCGACCGCCGTCTCTCCTATCGTCCCCAGGCCTTCAGCTTTGACGGCGCGCCCATGGCCTCCGGCCTGCGCATCGGCCTCGTTGACGCCAAGGGTGACGACGCTTGGCTGAGCACCGTCGCCGGCGCGGGCCTGACCGAACCGGCCCTGCGCGCCGCCCTGCGCCTCACCGCCCCGACCGCTTTCGGGGCCGCGTCATGAACCGCCCGCAGATCCGCTCCGCGAACGCCGTTCGCCACCCCGTCGCTTTTGGCGTCGGCCGCGTGCTCCGCGCCGCCGTCGAGGCCCTGGTCGTCGTCGGGTTCGTCACGGCCGTCAGCGCCGTCATCGTCATGTTTGAAGCCGCAGGAGGCCGCCTCTGATGCCCGCCAAAAAGACCAAAGCGTCGGCCGAGGTCGCGCCGCCGCCCGCTGACGATGCGGCTCCCGCTCACCGCGAAGTCCCGCGTTTCATTCCCCTCACCCACGCCGACATCACGCCGGACCCGGGCCAGGCCCGCAAGGTGTTTGACGCCGAGGCCCTGGCCCAGCTGGCCGAGACCCTCTTCACCCACGGCATGCAGCAACCCCCCGTCGTCGCCGGCGTCGAGGGGCAGGAGGGTTTCCAGCTGGTCGCCGGCGAACGCCGCTGGCGCGCCTGGGGCCTGCTCATCGCCGACGGCCGCTGGCCGGCCGACCACACCGAACCCTGCCGCCTTGAGACGGCCGACGACCGCACCCGCATAGAAGCGGCCCTGATCGAGAACCTCCAGCGCGTCGACCTGAACCACATGGAGGCCGGCGAGGCCTTCGAGCTGCTGGGCATCCGCTTCCACCTGTCGAATAAGGACATCGCCGCCAAGATCGGCCGCACCCCGGAATATGTGCAGCAGCATCGGCGGCTGACCAAGCTGGACGCGGATGACCGCGAGGCCGTGCGGTCGGGGGAGATGACCCTGGACGAGGCGCGGCAGACCCTGGCCAAACCCACGCCCGCCGAGCTGACTAACGATCAGCGCGTGATGTTCGCCGAGGTTTTGCACCGGATCACCAAGAAGCCGCTTAGCGGCTCCAGCTATTATAGTCTCACCGAGTGCAGCTATCTGGCGAACCAAGACGGTAATCTCCAGCAGCTGATCAACCTGAAGCTGCTGCGCTTTGGGGCGCAGGACTATCAAACCCTTCGCGCCTATGTCGGCCTGGAATACGAGGGCAACGACCTCGCCCGCCATGCTGCGTTCAAGCGCTTGCGCGACAAGAAGACCGCCGATGACGCGCTTGCCAATATCCGGCGCAACCCGCTGCGGGAGCCGCCCGACCCCGTGCTCCCCAAGGGCCAGACCTATTTGACGACGTGGCTCAACGGCCCGTTCACGCTATCGGCTGAGGCGCAGGCGGTTCTCGACACGCGTGCGAAACAAGAAGCGGAGAACAAGGCCCACGCGGCCAAACGCGAAGCGGAGGAAGCTGCCGCCAAGGCGCGGGTCAAGACCCTGGCGGCCGACATCAATGGCCAGGATACCGACTATATTGTCGCCAAACTGATCGAGAACTTGGCGCTGGAGAAGTTCAGCGCCCCGTTTACCGCGACCCAATATGGGTATCTGCACGACAGCCGCAGCCGGCAGATTCTGTCGATCATGGGTTGGGGTCCGCGATCAGAAGCCCTGGCGATAGTCTTGGCGGCTTTGCTCAATCGTCTCGTGCCTGTCACGCCCGAGACGGAGCAGGTCGAAGAACCCGCTGACATCGAGGCGCGAGACGAAGACGACCTCGAGGCCGTCGCATGACCGCGCGCCGCGGCCAGTCCGCCTATCTCGCCATCGCCCTTCAGGCCACCGGCGCCGCCAGCGCGTCTCTCGCCGCCCTGAAGGAGCCCGCGACGCGGCAAGACCGCCTCGAAAGCGCCGGCCAAGCCCTGGCCCAGGCCTTGATCACCACGATCGACCTCCTCCCCCGCGCCGACGCCACCGACAAGGCCCTCGCCGCTGTTCTGTCGAGGTGGGTCGCGTGAGGCCGCGCACGAGCAAGGGCCCCCTGGGTCTGCCGCCAAATCAGGGCAGCGGCGGGCGCCCTGGGCCACTGGCGCGCCAGCTCGAGGCCTCGGCGCGGATCCCCGAAGTCCAGAGCCGCCGCATCCTGTTCTTTCTGTGCATGGCCGCCCAGGCCGCCGGCGGGGCCCTCACCCTCACCCGCGCCCAGCAGGACGCCTTCAACCCCAAGGGCGAATTCAAACTCACGCGCGGCCCCGAAGGCACGCTGATCGCCAGCTACGCCTCGAAACCCGAGGACGAGGCGGCGTCATGACGCGCGGCTTCCTCTCCGATGACGCGGTCCGCAAGAGCGACCTCATCGATATCGCCGCCGAACTGATCGGCGAAACCGACAAGGCCTTTCACGTCGACGACGGCGATCACCGCGTCTGGCTTCCCAAGAGCCAGGTCGAACGCGACGGCCAAACCTTCACGCTGCCCGAGTGGCTCGCCAAAGAAAAAGGACTGATCTGATGGCTGAGACGACCAAACCCCTCTGCATTTACCACGGCCATTGTGACGACGGGTTCGCGGCCGCATGGGCGGTTCGCCACGCGAGGGGCCCCGACGCCTTCGAATTCTATCCCGGCGTCTATCAACAAGATCCGCCCGACGTCACGGGTCGCCACGTCCTTTTGGTCGACTTCAGCTACAAGCGGCCTGTGCTGCTGGAGATGGCCCGGCAGGCGCTGTCAGTCACAATCCTCGATCACCACAAGACAGCGGCCGAAGACTTAGCGGACTTCCCGCCCCCAGCCACGTGGCCATCGGCCTCGGCGCAGCCCGCACCCATAGCCGCGCTGTTCGATATGAACCGATCCGGCGCCGGTCTTGCCTGGGATTTCTTCCACCCCGATCAACCGCGACCGCTCTTCATCGAATACATCGAGGACCGCGATCTCTGGCGAAAGCAGCTTCCTGGAGGCGACGAATTCACCATCGCGCTGCGGTCCCATCCGCAGGACTTCGAAACCTGGGACCAGCTCGTTCAGCAGGGCGCCGTCGCTCTGATTGAAGAGGGCGCCGCGATCCAGCGCTATTACCGCCGGCGCGTCGAGGAACTGAAACGCTCCGCCTACGAGACCACAATCGCGGGCGCGCCATGCTGGATCGCCAACGCACCCTATTTCGCCGCCAGCGAAGTCGCCGGCGAGCTCGCCGAGCGCGGGCATGGTTTCGGCGCCTGCTATTTCGAGGTCAGCGAGGGCCGCTGGCAATACTCGCTCCGCGCCCGCGGCGACTTTGACGTCAGCGAGATCGCCCGCAAATTCGGCGGCGGCGGCCACAAGGGCGCGGCAGGGTTCACGAGCGACGGACCCATTCACAGGCCGCCCGGGCGTCTCGCCTGATGGCCGACCACACCCACATCGAATGGACGGACGCCACCTGGAATCCGATCACGGGCTGCAGCGTCGTCAGCCCGGGCTGCACCAACTGCTACGCCATGCGCCTCGCCGGCACGCGCCTGAAGGATCACCCCTCGCGCCAGGGCCTCACCGTCGACAGCAAAGCGGGCCCGGTGTGGAACGGCGAGGTGCGGTTGAACGAGGACTGGCTTGATCAGCCGCTACGCTGGAAACGCCCGCGCCGCATCTTCGTCTGCGCACACGGCGATCTGTTTCATGAGAGCGTGCCGGATGAGTGGATCGACTTCGTCTTTGGAGTGATGTTCCTTTGCGAGCGCCATACCTTTCAGGTGCTTAC